ATTAGACCCAGGTGAAGTCAAAGTTGGTGATTGCATATATTACAGTTATAGTGCAAAGACCGAAGAACTACCGTTCTTTGATACATTTCCAATGACCCTTGTTATTGATATTGACCCTATCAAGGGGCATTTTTCTGGTGGTAATCTACATTATTTGCGACCTACTGCACGCAGATCCATTGCAAAACAGTGGGGTAGCGGTTCTATTGCATATCCTATGCGTTGCCATCATAAATACTTTATAGGTAGGGCATCTAATATACGATTAGTTCCTCCTGTTGATCTTCAAGACTTCGTTCCATTACCATCTGAGCAGTTTGTTAGAGAAATTGGTGGTGTACGAATAGAAATACCCAGTAGTCACATTTGGAGTAGGTTAAAGTAGATGACTGAATCAGTAGCACCAAGTTCATTTAAGAAATGGCAGAAGTATATTGCGTTTGACGCAGGGAATGCTCCTGCAAACACTAACCAGTATAGTATTGAGATTGCTGCACCTGGTGGTATGACATCGTTTAATGATGTGAAGAAGAGTACCACCGTTCAAAGTATTGATTTCTATGCTAACAATGTTACTCTACCTAGTAGAGCAGTGACTACTGGTGAAATTAATAATATTGGACAGATTAGGAGATTTGCAACAGGACAAACTAATTCAGAGATCAACGTACAGTTCTTAGTACAGAAAGACCAGAGACATAGAGAGTTCTTTGAACACTGGTTACACATGACTGCATCTGACTCTGATAATACCGTGGCATTCTATAATGACTATGTTATAGACATGGTAATCAGGAAATGGGAGTATGGACCAAAAGGAAATGACAGAGACGGTGATGCTAACTACATAAACAGTGCTGTATTTAAGTTATATGGAGCATATCCATTCAATCTTGGTCAAATACAACTAGATAACGAACAAAATGGACTGATGTACATGGATGTATCATTCTATTTTGAGAGATATAGGATGGATGTAGTAGATAAAGGCATGAATCTAAGAGATGCTAGGAAGATGAATTTAAGGAAAGACCTACAACAGGCAGAGAAAGATGAGAGTATAAATGAGATTATTAGGCAGTTTAGGAGATTCTACTCCAAACCTCAGTTTGGTACGTTTAACTTCAACCAAGGATTAGCATAAGTAGTATAAATAAAAATGATATTATAGTTTATTATGCCATTACCTAAACTTGTTGTACCTGATTACGACTGTAAACTACCAGTCACAGGTAAAAAGGTGAACTTTCGACCATTCCTAGTAAAAGAGGAGAAACTTCTGTATCTCGCAATGGAGACTCAGAAAGAGAAAGAAATGATCAAAGCAGTCAAGAACATTTTGAAGTCTTGTACTGATTTGAAAAATGTAGATGATCTACCAACATTTGAACTAGAATACTTGTTCCTACAAATCAGATCCAAAGCAGTTGGAGAAGAGAGTGAGTTCAAAGTAGTATGTGAAGATGACGGTGAGACAGAAGTACAAGTAACTCTGGATTTGAATACCATTGAGGTAGAAGTACCAAAAGACCATAAAACTATCATCCCATTGAGTGATGACATCAAGATTCAAATGAAATATCCTGCATTGGATGCGTTCGTGGATCGTAATATGATGGATAACCCAGATGTAGATGATGTATTTGCTCTCGCAGCAGACTGTATTGATAAAGTATATGATGGTGATGAGATCTATGATTCTTTCACATCGAAAGAAGCAAAAGACTTCATTGGTGAGATGAATAATGCACAGTTCGCTAAGATACAATCCTTCTTCGAGACTATGCCTAAGTTGTCGCATACCCTAGAAGTAACTAACCCTAAAACAAAAGTTGTTAATAAAGTGACGTTAGAGGGTCTCGCTGCTTTTTTCGGATAGCATTAATGCATGACAGTCTTATGAATCACTATAAGACAAACTTCGCATTAATGCAGCATCACAAGTATAGTTTGACTGAATTAGATAATATGATCCCTTGGGAAAGGGACATCTATATCAACTTGCTTATTGCTCATTTGAAGGAAGAAGAAGAACGTATGGAGAGGCAGAAGAATAAGAACAAGACCACATTCTAAATGTCAGCAGCACTAAGAGAATATATTAGTATTAAACCCCCTGGTGGCAGTTCCCCTCTGGTCAAATCCATGCGACCACTTATTGTCAGTCAGAACAGGTTAGGTGGTGCTGTTACATATTTTGGTGAGATTGTACATGATCTAAAAGAGATCATGCAAGTACAGGCAGACTCATCCCAAGCATTCTTAGAGAAAGAAAAAGAACTGGTAGAGAAGGAACATGAACATAAGTTAGATATAATTAAACCATTATCAGATCAAGAAGAGGTATTAGAAGAAGGGAAAGAACAGGATAAACAAGCAGAGAAAGATCAGGAGGGTGACGAGGAAGAACAGGGTGAGGAACTAGGTAAGAAATTAGCAAAGCAAGATAAAGAAAAGAAAGGTGTCCTTGAAAAGTTCTTACAGGGTGTCAGTAACCTATTGTCACCATTTGTTAGGATCTTTGGTGCAATGGTTGCATATAAGATCTTTGATTTTATTTCAGATGAAGAAAATATAGAGAAAGTAAAGACAGTCCTAAAAGCAATAGGAGCGATTGGTAGGTTTGCACTCAAACTTGGGGAGTTTGGTGTCACCAATGTAATGGAAGGTATTGGTAGAGTATTTGGTGATAACCCTGACAAAGAGGGGATGGGGAAAGTATATGATAAGATGTTTGGCGTATTACAAATTATTGGTGGGTTAGCATCGTTCTACTTATTGAGTCGCACACTCATGCCATGGAAACTTATAAGTGATGTTGCGTTCATGACGTCTTTGGGTCGTACAGCAGCAGTCGCTAATGCTATGGGTTGTGGACCAAACAATAAGAAGTTTAGGAAGAATAGATTTAATAAGCAGATGCAGGGTGACTCAGGTAAGAAACTTCGTAAGAGATATCAGAGAAGGTATGGTCCAGAAGCAGCAAAGAATAAATTTAAGAATAAGGTAAGGAACAATAGGTTCGCAAACTTTAAGAAAGATGCAAAGAACTTTATAAAGAACAGTAAGAAAACACTTACTAACGTAAAGAACGTTGCTGTAAGTAAAGGTAAGTCTCTAATAAAATCTACCATAGCATTTGGTAACAGGGTTGAAGCGGGTATAGGTAACTTCTTTGGTAGTGTTAGGAAAAGAGTGGGTAGTACCTTTAAAGGTGTTAAGAACTTTGCTAAGGATAAATTTACCTCAGCAATAAAAACTGCTAAGAAATGGGGTAAAGGAGCATGGAACTGGGGTGCTAATCAAGCAAAGAATATAAAAGGACTTGCTGAACTTGTTAATAATCCTAAGAAATTAGGTGAAGTTGTAATGAAAAAAGTGAAAGAGGGTTTGATGCCGACTCTTAAAAAGAACAAGTATATTAAACAAGTGATGAAGTTGTCTAATCCTAAGACAGCACTAAAATCAGCAAAGAACATTGCAAAGAGTGCAGTAAAAGGAGCATTTACGAACCCTGGATTTACATCTTTTAGGGACTTCTTAAAAGCAGCAAAGGCAAATGTAAAGATAGGTGGTATTGATGTAGCGATTGCAGCGATAATGGGACTCTTAGATTATGCTATGGGTGAGTCACCTATCAACGCACTTGTTAAAGCAACTGGTGGTTTGTTGGGATATAGTGCTGGTTTCGCTATTGGTTCACCGTTTGGTGGTATCCCTGGTTTTATTACAGGTGCACTGGGTGGTGTTGCTGGTGATTTCTTGGCAAACAAACTGTTAGAAGGACTAGCAAAGACACCTGGGATTAAAGATGTACTCGCAAATGAGGATCCACTTGCTAACATGTTAGGCATGAAGAAGAGACCTCTACTTAGAGATCCATCAATACAAATGGACTTTGCATATGATTTAGAGAATAGTAGTAGCACCGAAGATGAAGAGAATGGTGATTATGTCATAGAGGAAGGTCCTTTTACTAGGAGTGATTTAGAAAGAAGGATCGAATTCACTCAGAATAGAATTGAAAAATTGAAAAATGGTGACATACCTGATAAAACTGGAAGAAAGTTAGCTTTTAATGAGAAGAAACTTCAAATCTTAACTGACAATCTCAACAAGTTAGAGCAGAAGTCAGAGGGTGGTATTGTAAAACCA